CTCTTGGTAGACTTTCTCATGGCCTCCTGGTTTGTGTTGGACGTCGATAGTCCAAGCGTTCTGTGTCAACGTATCTCGATAAGCCTTCCACGGTCCAGGTGTGAGTGTCATCGCTTGGCCTCCCTCTTCGGAAATACTCTTGCCTTGTCGTAGTATGCGCTTTTGCAGTGTGGGCAGATGATGGGGCGGTCCTGTAACGATGCCCACTCATGCCCACAGCGCACGCAGGTAAAGATTTTCAACTTGCTCATTTGGATTCCTCCTTGTCTCTCAGAATACGGGATTGAAGTAGCTTGATAGCTTCGACGATCATACCGTCTGTGATCTCGTCATACTTCCGGTTGTGCTTGATGTGTTCCTTGATCTCCTCGGCTTCGCAGGAATAGGGCAGGTTGGTATTCCAGTCCTCTTCTTGGGCGAAGCCAATACCGACCGTCCAGAACTTCGGGAACGCGAGTAAGTATTGGTCTTTGAACAAGTGGACGCGATATGTCCAGTAGTCCTCTCCGATCCCCGGCGTGATTGCCAGACTCCCATAGATACCTTGAGCTTCTTGGGTTTTCTCTTCAAATCTCATTGTGTGACCTCCTCTTAGCTAACCTTAACATTCGCAGGCTTCGGAATAGTACAAGGGGCGCATCATGGAGCCTATGTTCCTGTCTACCCAGGTTGCTCCAGGATAGGTTACCGTGTTTGATGTGACGATCTCAGCATCTTCGGGTAGCGCATCAAAGAATGTACCGTGTGCGTGCCAACACGCGTTGATTAGATGCCTTTGCTTACCAGTCTGGTAGTCCGGGAAGCCTAGGCGTGCTCCCTTGCCATGAGACTCGGCTACACGCAAGGTTACGTTGAATTTAGGTGTGCCTTGCCGTGTCCGTCCTGCAAACTCGAACCGATTGAATTGCAGGTTGCCGTTGAATGACTCATTGGCCTTTGCTAGTGCTTGCTCGATTTGGTTCTGGGTTGCGTTCCTGATTAACATCGTGTTTCCTCCTCCTTAACTTTGGTCCGTGTGTGCCCACTAACCAGAGCTAATGGGCACAGACTGAACAGGGTTAACGTTGACCTATGTTGGCGCTCTCACAATGGCTGTTGTGCGGATCGTCTACCTTGACTTCCCAGAGCTTGCACCTGTGTCCCTTGAGATATAGACAATCATCACAGCCATAGGTGCCTTCATCGTTTATCATGGTTTCGTCTACTGTGGTTGTCTGTTCCGGTGTCATTTTTGTGCTCCTCCTTTGCCTATTGATTAGATTCTTCTAACTTGTCAATCTCACAGCCTATCAGCGCAAACATGAGGCCAATGTATCCCGCCTCTCTCGCTGCCTCTGTCAATGCGTGAATTACAATCGCTGTGTTGTGTGTGCTTCGCTTGATTACTTGACTACCCTCCCGCTCTTCAGTTGTCCAATCATTCCGCGATGCCTCAAGCTTCTTCAATAGTGAGTTGACTAGAATCTTCTCCGGTACCTTTGTTGTCACTTTCGCTCCCCTCCATTTCCTTTATTTCCTCTCAAATTCACGACCCGCTTGTATTGTCGAATAGGTACACTTGTTACAGAACCCTGACCTGTTTAGTATTCCGCCACACATAGGGCAATTCTCTATTTCACGACCACGGCCAGACTGTCGTTTGTCTGAGAGTGGCCGCGTCCTCTTGCCCCATCTATCCTTCATCTTGTCGCCTCCCTTTTCCTTTAGTTCCTCTAGCGTATCACTCAATAGATGTGTTGTCAAGCCCCCTACCCGTATCTACTTCTACGCACTTTAGCGTATTTTCTTAAAAAGGACTAAACTTGCCTATGGCAACCCAAGCAAAGTCCCGCCCACATTCCTTCCCTTCTGACCAAATCCTTCAAGCAAAACATCCCATCATCAACCGCGACGAGAAGGGTAGAATCGTTGGCAACACGCCTGGTAATCACTTTCCCAAGGCTGAGATCAAGAGTCTGACTGCTCTTATCAAGGAATACACCAAGCACAACCCAAGCAAGGCCTACAGACTCATAGCGAAGCTGTATGACCTGGGTATCCAGGGCAATATCGTAGCCATTCAGACGATCCTGGAACGTCATGATGGCAAGGTCACCGATAAGATAGAGATGGATGTGAAACCCATATCCCTCGTCTTTGTCCCAGCCGCTGAGCTACTGGCCAGGCAGCAGGTAGAGAAGCCGGTCCTCGAACTGCCTGGGGAAACCGTAAGGGAAGGGGGAGAGACAACTACACCCAATGATATCCTGGTACCAGGGAACGAGGACCACTAGGAAGTGGGATGGGCAGGGTCGGGTGGGGTTGGGACTGATACCTCTACCCGTAGAAATTTCTCGTTTTGGTGGTTTACATAATGTGGGTGGAAATGAGATAGATGTCCCTTGGAGGATACATCAAGAAGTACCCATAGAGGGACAGTACTAATACCCAATTACTAATACTCAATAGGAAAAGTCGGATGTACGAACAACAAGAAAGGCAGAAGAGGACGTTGATATTCCGTGATTCGTCGATGAAGCACGGGTTCACGCAGATACCGAATCAAGTACTGAGGGATGGGACGTTATCGGATTCAGCGAAAGTACTATACGGACTTCTTTTGTCATATGCTTGGCAGAATAATGAGTGTTTTCCGGGGCACATGAGGCTTGCGGATCACATGGGTTGTAAGAGAAAGAAAGTAGGGCAAGGTTTACTGGAATTGAAGGCACGCAGGCTAGTATCATGGGCTAGGAGAGGGCAAGGGTTGTCGAATGTCTATGTAATTGAACCATTATCTGAGGGATATTCGGCAAAGCAGATAGTAGACAAGGTAGGGGCATTTGCATGACGGTAAAGCGGGGAGACATACAGAAGATACTGGACAGGGACAGTCTGAAGAAAGAACTGGACAAGATGCTTGAGGTCAATCCCGATACCGTGGTGGTGTGCTACTACGATTCTGAGAGTGGGCAGTCGTACAACTACTGGTTTGGAGCGTTGCCGACAGCGATAGGGTTAAGTTCGATGGCACTTCGCGACATTGTTTCCTATGACAAGGAAGGAGAGAGCGCATGAGCAAATGGAGACCGGAGGGGTGGTATAACCCAAACTTACATCACGAACATTTGAATAAGAAGCAATGCCCTCATTGTCTATATGAAGCCGGTGCCGATGCCATGCTTGAGGCGTTGAGGAAGAAATCTGATCGAGCAGGCAAGAATCTGACCAAGGAACAATGGTTGGCGGTTTGGGGAACCAAAGCAGAGGGTAGTGGGTGCATAGTGTTCATTCCCGACGATGAGGCGTAGATGACAACAGAGACGCGCAAAGAGGTAGGGTACACGCGGATATTCGAGCTTAACGATGCCTCGAAAGCGTCGGTTGTGGTGAATGTAGGGGGTTCGGGTTCGTCCAAGACGCATTCCATTGCCCAACTCATCATCAAGAAGCTGATCACCGAGAACAAGAAGAAGATAGGGGTCTGCCGCAAGACCTTCCCTGCGCTGCGTGTTACTGCTATGGACCAGATACTCACGCTCCTGAAGGAGTACGGGATATACCAGGAGAGTGGGCACAACAAGACAGCGAACATATACACGCACAGGTGGCCGAACGGGGATGGGACGTTTCGGGAGAACTCGATCTTCTTCTTCTCGATTGATGAGGTATCGAGAATCAAGTCCCTGAACCTGAACTACGTGTGGATAGAGGAAGCTGACGAACTCTCTTGGGACGAGTTCTATATGCTCACCCTGCGCATGAGAGCGCCGATAGGGAAGGGAGAGGCGAACCAGATGTACCTCTCGCTCAACCCTACCGATGCACATGGGTACATCCCTCGTATGCTGGCGGGGGATAAGTTCACCGGGCAGGTATCGAAGGGACTGCGCGAGGATGTCGAGGTCATCCACTCCACCTTTGAGGACAACCCATATCTCACGACGCAGTACACGGACCAACTCAAAGCTGCTCTGGCCTACGATGAGAACTCGTACAAGGTATATACCCTTGGCGAGTGGGGTGCTCTCGACCATCTCATCTACAAGAACTACAAGGTCATTGCGGAGCTTCCCGACATGACTGGAGCCAAGTGGTGCTACGGCCTGGACTTCGGGTTCGTTCATCCCTCTGCGCTGGTCAAGATATACCTGTTGGGGCAGCAGATATATGCTGAAGAACGCCTGTGGAAGAGTGGAATCACGAACTCGGACATCATCGAGTTCCTTTCGCATGAGCAGCGGGGAGACATCTACGGCGACCCCTCTTCGAAGATGATGGTCGAAGAAGTTGCCAAGGCGGGATACTCGGCCTACCTGGGGCATAAGGGAGTCAAGGAAAGCATCGACTTATGCCAGAGGCAGACGATTCTCATCCCGGCGGAATCCGTGCATCTCATCAAGGAAATCCGTGGCTACCAGTGGCGGGTTGCCAAAGATGGGACGGTTCTCGATGAGCCGGTAAAGTTCAACGATGATGCTGTAGACGCCATGCGGTATGGCATCTACGGGCTTGTAAGCAGGTACGGATTCCCGACGCAGAGGCCGAATTCGATGGAACCTATCAAGACGCTTCATTTCAACCGGAGGCAGTATTCTTATGCCTGAAAAAGAAATCGTTAAGGTGTTCACCCGATATGACACCGTATGGCGTTACCTCAATGTACCAAGTTTCCCCAATATTGAGGCTACACCAATCACGGACGGTCTTGACTTGACCATGCGCGAAATGATGTATGGTATGCATGTCGATATGTACCGAATGCAGGAACAAACGTCAGGGCTTGAGGGAGTCACATTCGTTCGTTACGTGAGGCAGGAAAATGCCTGAAAAAGTATATAAGCCGACCGTGCGGGACATTCTCGATCTCCATGAGAGCACGAAGAAGATATACGATCCCCTGTACTCGAAGTTCGATAATGATGACGATATGTACGAGTTGAACTTCAAGGAAAAGCTCAATATGCCCGATGAGTACAAGGATCGGGGAATCGTACTACCTACTGCCAGAGACTACACGGATTCCTGCGTCGATCATACGAATGTCTACAATGCCCGCGTATTCGTGAACAAAAAGGGAACCTCGGCACTCTCGGAGAAGCAACAGGAGAAGCTACGCAAGATTTGTACCGGCCTGCTCTACCGTACCAACGTCGAAGCTACCATTTCGCCCTGGCGTGTAGCTTCCAAGCACTTCTGGGTATATGGCCTAGCTGTATTCAAGACCGTCTGGGATGCCGACCTGTTCCCTGAATATCCGAAGCAGAAGGATGGAGAATCCGAAGCTAAATATGCCGCTCGACTTGATGAATGGCGCTCGAATTTCGGTAGCAACCTGCCGGTAGCCATCAAAGCGGTACATCCGCGTACGATCATGCCCGACCCCTATGAGGAAGGTGGGAGATTCGTATTCGAGACGAGGGAGATTCTTGTCTATGATGTCAAAAAGAAGTACCCTCTCTGGGGAAACCCGCAAACGAAAGCAGTCGATCAAAAAGTCGAGTGGATTTCCTATTGGGACAGGAATTACCGCTGCGAACTCTTTGACAAGGAGCCGATTGCTGGCGGCGTGCGGCGTCATAATTACGGCTTCATTCCCTATACCTTCATTGATACCGGGCTTGGCAATATCGACGCCAAGAATGATCCGGTCAAACGGTACGTGGGGATACTGCGGTACGTCACTGACCTGCTTGTGTCGGAGTCGCGGAACTACTCCATCTCCGACGTAGTGCTCGCTCTCGAGGCATGGCCGTGGTACACCGCTGAAGGCGTTAATGCCCAGAACATGACCGAGGTATCCAGAAAGTTCGGGGAAGTCACCCGTATGCCTCCCGAGACGAAGATAGTACAGCAGACTCCGCAACTGCCTCCACAGGCTCTGAACGAGCATCTATACCGTACCTCCGGATATCTGGCAAGCCATATATCTCCCAACGCTTCCCGAGGGCAGAGCGAAGAGGGTGTACGTTCTGCCGCACACTTCCGCGAGGTCATGGGACAGGTTACGACCAGATACCAGTATTCGACGGAAGCCTTCAAGCATGGTGCGGCCAAGGTGCTCTCCAACTCCCTCCGCGTGATGAAGAACGTCATACCAGGCGAGTTCAACGTCTGGGCCAGAACACCGACCGACGAGTTCGACATCAAGTTCAACAAGGATGATCTGGTGGAGCCATTCACCTGCTACGTCGAGTTTGCTCCTGTCTCTGAGGAAGATGAGTACCGCCGCCATGATGATGCCGAACGTTTGGTAGCCGCTGGAATCATCAGCCGGCGGACAGCACGCAAGCAGATGTCCAACGTCGATCCCGACGATGAGGAACGGCAGGAAACCAAGGCCATGCTCAGAGCCGACCCTGCGATGGCTCAGTTCCGTTCTGCCATGCTGCAACTCAAATTGCAGCCGATTCTAGGGCAGCAGGCCGCAGCGCAGGCACTTGCCAGTGGTCAGCCGATGATGCCTATGGCTCCGGGTGCTCCGACGCCCATGCAGGGGCAAGCAGGGGCACCACAGGCAGGCAGGCGCATGATCCCGCCTATTCCAGCCACTCCAACGCCGGGATCGGCGCAAGGGATACAGAACGAACTCAAGAGTCAGAGAAGTCGCACGCCCATGAGTCCGACACAAGGCCGGGGTGGAGGCGGTAACAGGCCATGAACGAGACACCACTTACCGATGCGATGGACGAACTTATCGATGAGGAAATGGCGGACATCGACCGCTTTATAAAGGAAGAGATCGAACCGCTTGGCGACTTCGGTAATCCTGAAAAGCTCATTGGCAAACCGTATGAGACGTGGACGCCGCAGGAAAAGCAGATTCTAGCGCAGATATATGGGCCAGAACCGAATGCACTCTCGAATCTCATCTTCCGCAAGGAATACGAAAAGATGCTTGCCCTAGAAGCAGAGGTGGAGTCAAATGGCTAACGCAGCTACTCTAGATGGTGGTGGGCCAGCTTTTGAAGAGCCGGTACAGAATCCAGTTCCTCCGCGCGTAATCACGGTCAACGGCGAGAACTTCCTATGGGTAGAGGGTTATGGCGATTTGCCCGGTTATTGGGAGCCACTTGGTACTGCTTCCAACACGGCATCGACAGCTATGACCGACTACCAAGCCGGAAACCTTGGCGTCGATCAGGGTAGTCTTGCCTTGCAGCAGGCTAGATTCGAGTTCGAGAAGCAGCAATGGCTGGCACAACAGGCACAGCAGTCCGGTGGTATGACTCCGGCACAGCAGGCCGACCTCGAACTCGCAAGGCAGCGTCTTGCTCTTGAGGAACGCCAGTTTGAGGCGGATCAGGCATATCGACAGCAGCAGATGGAGTTGGAGAGGAACCAGAACCTTGCCCAACTCAGGGCGAACCCCGCCAGTTGGTTGCAGTACAGTCTTGAGGCAGGAGAAACACCAGCAGTACAGCCGTGGATGCTTCCACTCTCTCCCGATGAGTATGGTCTGAGAGTAGGTCAGCCGCTTCCAAATTGGGTTGGCCTACCGCAGAATAACCGTACTCCTGCAGGCGGTACTGGCAGTGGTCAACCTGTAGGTGGTGGCGGTCTTGGTACTCCGGCAGGGGGGAGTGGAACCAATGCAGGGACATTCTCCGGTGGTGGACAGGCAGGTGCCTACGGTACAGTTCCAGGCCAAGGGCAGGTAGTGGCTGGCGCTCCCGGCCTACTGCCCGGACTTGGTGGCACCATGCCAGGACTTTCTGTAGCTCAGTCCAATGAACTTGCTGGACTCAACCGACTTGTTGCCAGTGGTGCTACTGGTAGTGCTGCTCCGCTTACTCCACAGCAGCAACAACTCTTGCAACAGTATATGCCGGGAACATGGCAGATGTGGCTGGCACAGGGCGGGCAGTCTGGACTTCCAGGTGGAGCAGGTGGATTCTTCAACCCTATTCCACCGCAGACGCAGCAGCCAGTCGCTCCTGTTCCCGGCACAGCACCTACGGGAAGTACGCAACCAACCGTACCAACTCCGGTAACTCCAACCAGTCCTACGACAAGTCCTCTTCCCGGTGCGACGCAGGGACCGATGCCTGTACCTGCACCATTACCTCCACCTGATGCCAGTCCTCCAGGTACGATGGGCGGTCTGACCCCAGAGGACATACAGAGGCTAATGGGCTTTGCCAACGGTGGAATCGCATGGGGGCCGACCAATGCCATCCTTGGTGAGAATGGGCCGGAAGCAGTTATACCGTTGCAGCAGGGTAGTTACCTTGCTGGTACGCAACCCCCGACAGTACCGGGAAGCATAAATCTGGGAAGTCCACCGACTACCACAGGATCATGGGGAAGTCTAGGTAGTGACGTACATACATTAGGAGTGCCAAGTACTCCAACTGCAACGAGCACAGGCACTTCCACCTACCCGCCTCTCACTCCCGGCACTATGCCTTGGCTCATGAACCCGAGCAGGCAGTATCAGGCAAGACTTGGCCCAGACCAACTAGCGCAGTATTATGCTTACGAACAATTCAGAACAGGGGCCACGCCAGAGCAACAGGCGTGGAGACTATTTTCTATGGGACCTCCAGCGGGGGCAAATAGAGGGTTTCAATATCGAAGGTAGACGATGACATATCCCTCATTCAGTATCGGGCTTACGGAACAGGAAAAGGCAGAACTTCGCAGACGTGCCTTGCTCTTGCAAGAGCGGACTAAGGTGCCTGCGAAGCCAATGTCCCGCGGCCCGAATATCTCGATCAACTGGCCGAATCTGCCCGTGCGCGAGACTGTGGACTACTACTTCAGAGGCAAAGGTATGCCTCAACCGCCAGCAGCCAAACGATCTATCGAAGAGGCAAAGACGAGATTCAGGCAGGGTACGAATCCGGTAACAAAGGTAGTTGGTGCTCTTGGTGCACTCGATCCTGAGTTACCAGAGAATGCGTCAACGTCCCAAAAAGCCTTGCAGTCCCTCTATCGGTACGATCCAGGTGTGTTGTTTGGTGGTATCTCTAGTCCAAAGTCTGCCCAAGCTCTAGAGAAGTTACTAGGTGGCTTTGGGTTGCAGAAAGCGAAGAATCCAACCGAAGCCATCAACAGTGTTCGGAAACTCGGTTACACTGATCAAGAAATCCAAGTTGCCCTAAAGAATCCTGCCACAAGGAAGGCGCTTGGCATTAGTACAAAACAAGCGACTAATTTGTTTCAGACAGTTCAACCATCGCCTGCCGGTGGGGTGTCAGCCGGCGGGACTCCTCCTGTTACGCCGGGGGCTGGTGCTGCTAACGTACCTCCCCCCGGTGGTGGAGGAAAACCGCCTGTTAAGCCACCGAAACCTGCACCCATTCCGCCTCCCTCAAAGAACCCGTTAAAGGACATCCAGCAAGCTCTCCGCGATGCCTACAATATTCAGAAAGGTAAGCGCACGGTGGAGAAGGCGCAGCGTGTTGGAGAGGCACGTAAACTCATTGATGTTGAAAATCCTCAAGCTATGCGGGAATCGACGCAAGCATTGGCAGGTCAGTATGGTATCGAGCCAATGGTCATACGGGCGAATATTCCAGATACGCTCTGGGATGACTTGCGACTTCAGATCGTGAATCGCAAGGATGCCAAGTATTTCGATCAGTTGAATGCCGCTCGATACGTAGATGCCGTGCAGATGCGGTTGGCTGATCCTACCAAGAACCCTCCGCCTGTACCATCTCTGGAAGAGGCATTCAACAAACTGTTCCCAGAGACAGACATCACCAAACTGGCGAGAAACCTAACCGAAGAAGAATTGATGGCGAAGCCGTTCCAGTCTGTCACGCAACTCAGCGGCCCAATCGGACCTTCTGGCGCTCCCGCTATGCAGGGTACGATTGGATTGCCACCATCAGACATTCCAGCCACAGGGCGTTTGAATTATCAGCCAACTGGCAAACTGGGATTAGAGTTGCAAGGTGGACAGATGGCGATGGGTGCACCGCCGTATGCCGCTCCACCTAGTGTTACCCATCAAGGTTTAAGTGATCTTGAGCGAGAGTTCTTTAAGCGGGAAGTCAACCCATTGCCGCAGGGAAGTGGGAAGGGAACATACGCATGGGGGCCGGAAGCTCCACTGGTGAGCGAAGCGGCGATGCAGGAGAGTCTCAATCTCTACCCTAATCTTGGTGCAGCAACTCAGGTTCTTTCAAAGGCCGGACTCGCTGAAAAGCAACTCAAGCAACTCGATATGCTTCCGAAGAGCAAGCTAGAGACACTTATGCACTTGGTAAAACAAGTGGGTAATGGGGCGATGGATGCTGGCGAGTTGCTTAGAACGGTACAGGCTGGCTTCCTCGATCTGTCCTTCAATGGTCGCCAAGGACTTATCCTCTCCCTCATGCACCCGATTGCTGGAGCTAAATCATTCGCTCGAAACGTCAGAGCGTTCGGTTCGGCCAAGTTTGCCGATGAGTTCAACCGAATGGTGACAACTGATCCTGACGTGCTTGATGTCCTACGTCGCAACGGATATTTAGCCCCGCTCGATCCAGGTTCTGTCACGCGTGCTCTACGTGAAGAATCCATGCCATCAAGATTGGCGGGTAAGTTACCTGGCACCAAACAGACATCGCGAGCCTTTGCTACCGCTGCCAACAGCATCCGATACGACTACATCAAGTCTGCCTACAAAGCGATGCGAGCCTTTGGCGCATCGGAAGCGGACTATAACGAGTTTGCCAAACTACTGAACATCCTGACTGGCCGCGGGAACCTACCACAGAAGTTAGAACCTGCTGCTGGTGTCTTGAATGCGCTCCTATTCTCCCCGAAGTTGCTCATGTCTCGTATCCAGTTGCCAGCGAAACTAGCTTCGCAGTCCCCGTTTGTGCGGAAGGAAGCAGCGAAAGCACTCGGAAGTCTGATTGGTTTCACGACCATGACTCTCGGCATTGCCTATCTCATGGGAGCCAAAGTGGAGACAGACCCACGTTCTGCTGCCTTTGGCAAACTCAGAATAGGCAATAGTTACTACGATCTGACTGGCGGCTATGCTCAGTATGCTCGCACGCTCGCACGTATGTTTACTGGAACGACAAAGCAACCAGGCGGGGATATAGCCAAGAAATCGGCACTCGAAAGTGCCACGCAATTTCTCCAGTCGAAGGAATCCCCGATCTTTAGCCTAGTGACTGACTTGATGGCTGGTCAGACCTACGGCGGGGAGAAAATAGAGTTTACCCCTGGAAGTATGGGCAAGCAAGTTGTCAACCGGATGACTCCACTTGCCCTCCAAGAGATCGTGTCCGCGATGGTTGATGACGGTATTCTTGGCGGACTCAAGGCTACACCGGAAATCGTTGGCGTCGGTACAGTGACTTACCCTGAACCGCCACCATCCGTGGACTTTGCCAATGCAAGCCAACTAGAGTTCATCAAAAGCGAACTCTCAGATCACAAGGTCAAGATAGGGCGAGTGGGCGAAACACTGAGTTCTCTCAAGTTGACTCCCGATGAAACTGAGGAATTTCAACGTCTCGCAGGTCAACTTGTTGGACAGTATATCAACACTCGCATGAACACGTCCGAGTATCAGATGATGGGTAAGGCAGAGCAGGCACAGGATTTGCAGAATACCGCAAATCGAGCGAAGGATGCTGCTAGACTGCGCCTGATCATGGACTCAGGAATTACGGAACCACACAGGGGCGATTCACCTACCGTAGCACTTCAAAGACGCGATCTTGCCTTAGTAGGTCGCTATATGACTGCTATGCAAGGAATCAACAATACTAGGGCAAGGCAAGTCATCGGGAATGCTATGAAAAGTAGAGACTCGCAACTTGAGACTGCCTTAATTCTCAGTGGGTATGCCAGTGTTACGCAGGATACAACGGAGGGTACCTTGCGTCTTTTGAGTCGCAGACGCAATGGTGGGCTTGATGAGTTGCCTAGTTCCTTTAGTATGCAGGGCGTTGAGCAACTACGCCAGTTCATCGAACCTTACTATCAGATCGAGGACCGTATCTGGGGTATGTATCCGCCGCAGGTTAAGGCGATGGCAGACGAGATCAGCGACCTCGAGAACGGCGATCAGGCAGATCAGTACAAGGCAAGGGCTATGCTCAAGTCTATGCCTGCCATAGTCCGTGCCCGTTCCCTTATCGCGCAGTACAAGAAGAGAATGCGGATGAACCGAGAACTAGACTCGTATATCCGAGCATATGCATAGGGGGTGATCATGCCAAAGGAAATGGAACGTAAGTTGAAATCGCAAGCCAAGAAAAAGGGCTACTCAGGCGAGCGAGCAGATCGCTACGTCTATGGAACTCTTCGCAAAACCGGCTGGAAGCCGAAGAAGAAGTAGGGAGGTTTTATGCCAGAACAAACACCAGTTGCAGCTACTACCGCTACAGCAGTCGCATCTACTACTACCACCGCACCAGCCGTTGCGTCTGCTCCAGCTACACCTGCACCTGAGAAGCAAATGGCTGAGATCATAGCCCAGAATAAGGCGGCTCTCGATAAGCTCACTTCCGATGCCGAGCGACGCGTCCGCGAGGCTACCGAGCGTATCAACGCCGTTACGGGCTACCATGAGCGCCGCTATAAGGCGCTGGAGGCTGCTCTGAAAACAGCCCAATCCAAACTCCAGGAACTCGACCCCAATTCGGGAGACGCCGTTAGGTTGGCACAGTACGAGACGGAAAATCAGATCAGACAGCAGCAGGAAGTTGAGTCTATGACTCGACAGCAACAGCAGGAACACTACACTCAGGTCATGTCCGACCTGCAAGCCTTCGTTACCGAGAACGGCATCGACGTCAAAGATGACCGTGTCGATTGGGGCGATGGCGCTAAGACGTACCCCGAGCTTTACCGCCGGGTACAGGCTTCCGTTGCCAAGATAAACAAGGAAAACGTCTCGAAGATACAAGCCGATCTGGATGCGAAACTCAAGGAAACCGAGGCCCGAATCAAGAAGGATATGGGCTTCGATTCCGTTGATACCACCAGTCCCGGTGGTGCCACCGGCGATCAGGACTATAAACGACTACGCGATGCGTGGTTAGCTAATCCAAACGATCTACCCGCACGGCAGGCGTATTTCGCTGCCCGTGCTAAACGAGGAATGTAAATTAAGGAGGTCAACCTAAGTGGCTGGAACAACGCTTACTTCTGATCTCGGTGATACTATCCCAACCATCATTTCTGAGGCGAAGTTCACCGAGCAGTTCAAAGCCATTATGCGCGGCTTATGCTGGCGCATAGCCAAGGGTAAAGGTTCAACTGTGAATATTCCATATTTTGGGGAGGCGGTATCCCATCAGTTAACCGAAGGTGTTGACATGATTTCCGCTGAGACGATGGTCGATACCAACGTCCAGATCACGCCCTATGAGGCCGGTCTGAAGATCATCCTGACCGATGTGGTTATCGAGGATGATAATGAGGACTTGGTTCGGGCGGCAGGTCGAGTTCTTGGCGATGCCTACGAAAAGAAGGTAGACCAGGACTTGCTTGCTAGACTGGACAGCGCAACCGTGTCGATGGGAGCGGCTGGCTCAACCCTCACGATGGGTTACATCGCTGCTGCCAGAGCACAACTTCAGGGCAACGCCACGTCAACCGGCGGTCCTGCACCAACCCCATACGTCATTGTCCATCACCCCTTCTGCGAACTCGACATCGTGGACGTTCTCACTCCTGTAGTCCCGGCAGCGGGTACAACCCAGAACGCCTACGCCCAGATGGTCGATGACGTTCTTGCCAAGTATTCGGTAGGACGGCTATTCGGCATGAACTTCGTGTCGGATGGCAACTTGGCTATCGACACCAGTGACGATGCCAAGGGTGGCGTTTTTGCCCAGGGTAACAACGGTGGCATCATCTACGTGAGTGCCCGCGATGCCGAAGTCAAACCGACCAGAGACGAATCCCTGCGTGGTGTCGAACTGGTCTACGTTGGCCGGTACGGTGTCGGCAACTACTTAAACGGTTGGACCGTGGAACTCTACAATGACGCGGCTACCCCGGCGTGACATAGGGTAGTAGAGTTTGTGAGAAGGACAGTTCTCTGGAAAAACTGAAAACGAAGCTAAACTAAGGAGGTTACTCAAGTGAGTTTCCCGAATATCATATACGGAGACTTTGGCGACGAGAGAATTGCTCAGAGTTCTGCCATTGGCAGTCTGCCTCTCGGCACCAAGATGGTCCTCCCTGACGGACGCGAGTTCCGTCATACCGTGTGTGCCACGGCTGCTGTGGTTGGCAAACTTTATCAAGGCGACACCCTAGCATCCGGTACTGGCAACATCAAGTCCTTGGCTGTGGTTTCGGCTATCGCTGGTGCCTACACCGCTGTCATCACCATGTCGGCTACTGGTGGCATCTCGGGTAACCAGTACGATGATGGCTACTTGTTCTCCGCTGCCTCGACTGGTACCGGGTCCGGCTATGCCTACAAGATCAAGACTGCCTCGACTGCTGCGGCAGCTTCGACCACCACTGTCACCTTGTACGAACCAATCAAGGTCACGCTGTCGGCAGCTACGACCACGGTTGGTCTGAGGGTCAACGAGTTCAAGAATCCCATCCTGACCACTGCTGATACGGTGGGCGTCAACACGATTGTTGGCGTTGCTCCTACTGCAATCGCCGCGGGCTACTACGGCTGGATGCAGACCTCGGGACCGGCGGCAGTGTTCACCGACAACACCACGCTCGTTGTCGGTATGCCTGCTGTGCCATCGACTACTGTGGCTGGCGCTGTTGCCTGCCCGGTGCTGACTGGTACGGCTGTAGCCACGGTATCCAATCTCAAACAGGGCAAACCTATTGGTTGGGTGATGTCTGTGGCTGCGAGTGCAGAATACTCGCTCATCAACCTCAGAATCGAATAACCCCTGAAGTAAGGGAGAACGGGGAGGGCTTTGGCCCTCCCCTGAAGTAATAGGAGGAACATGGTAGACGAACTCAAGATACAACTTGGCTCTCCGCAACTCGACCAAGGCATCGATGTTCTTGTCCCTACCAAGAACAACCTGTATCTGACTATCCAGTGTATCGACCACCTGTATGCCTATACGAGAACGCCATTCCATCTCATTGTGGTGGATAGCTCCACTGACGAAACGATGATTTATCTTCGTCGTGTCCAGAAGGAACATCAGAACGTGACCGTCATTCACCAGGATGTTATGAGTGGCAACCACTTCTTCAATCTCGCTCTCTCGCATGCTCAGACACCCTATCTGGCTACCGTAATGAACTCGGTACAGGTCTGCCCTGATTGGGAGAATGTCGCTATCCAGATGATGCACAACGACCCGAAGATAGGTGTCATAGGATTCAAGTGTGTTTTCCCATGGGGCCAGATTGAGAGTGCGGGCATACAGATGAGCGGGTACACGCCGATAGACATGGGCAGAGACTTGCCGGGATACTGGTTGACCACGATGTATGAGACTCCTGCCTGCCAGTGGGCCTTCGCCCTTCTCAGGGTAGAAGCGGCCAGGGGCAGGCTCGTAGACGACCTCTACAATGCTCACAAGGGTTGGGATGACATCGACAACTGCTTCGTTGTCCGCAAAGATGGCTGGAAGATAATGTACTGCGGGTATGGTGTAGGAGTACATTTCCCGAGGTCAACCAGAGGCGATAACGGAGAGCAGGCGAGAGTCGAGAACCTTCAAAATGCCCAGATATTCTACCGACGATGGGGATTCTGGAATGCCTTTAAGGAAGCTAATCCGAATGCCCTTGACCTTGTAGAAGAGAAGAATGGACTCCTCATCAAGAAAGACTTAACCGGAATGGTCGCTCAGATGCGGACAGACAACAACCAGACGGATGTTCCGGCTCTGAGGGCAAAATAATGAAGGTAATGTTGATCGCTCCCACGATGGCATATAGATCACCCAGATACCCTACCTTCCTATCTATGAGTGATTTCCCTTCCGGCCTGGCCTATCTCGCTGGTGCACTCAAGGCAGCAGGCCATGAAGTCAAGGGACTCAACCTCAACAACGATACTCGGTACAAGACTGCCTACGACATGGTGCGGAATGTGGTTGTGGAATGGATAGACAGATTCCAACCGGAACTCATCGGTATCGGTGGCCTCTGCATCGACTACCACTGCATCAGGGACACAATGGAAATCATCAGGACTGCCGAACCCAAGATTCCCATTGTGCTTGGTGGTGGTATAGTCAATCACGATGACGAGTTCATCTTTGAGCACTTGAAGCCTAACTACGCTGTCGTAGGCGAGGGTGAAGAGGCCATAGTACGCATAGCCAACGGCGGTGTATCGGAAGGCATCATACAGAGCGTTGCTGGCGACCCTGACTCCTACGCCCTACCGGACTACGAAGCCTTTGGTGCCTCGGACATGGTAGACAACTACTCGATGGCAACGCGAGTGCTCTACAAGTACAGTCGCCCCGACCCCCGGCCATTCGTCATCGTCACTGCCCGTTCTTGCCCCTTCCATTGTACCTTCTGCGTGCATAACCATGGTGCACCGTACCGTGCTCGCAGCATCCCTAATATAATGGAAGAGATCCGCGTCAACTACGATAAGTACCACTTCAACATCCTGCTTATCCTCGATGAACTCTTTGCTGTCAACAACGCACGACTCAGGGAGTTCTGTGAGGGTATCCTGAAGGGCAAGGTAGACTACGGTTGGGACTTCGACTGGACGTTCCAATGCCATGCCTCTGCCAACTTCGACCTTGAGACACTCCAACTGGCAAAGCAGGCCGGATGCTATATGTTCTCCTACGGCATCGAAAGTGCCAGTCAGACGGTACTGGACTCTATGGAGAAGAAGAGCAAGGTAGAGCAGATAGTCGAGGCTGTCCGGCTGGCAAAGGAAGCTAAGATAGGGTTCTCCGGCAACCTCATCTTCGGTGATCCTGCCGAGACGGATGATACCCTTGCCGAGTCTCTTTGCTTCTGGCTCAAGTATGCCAGAGACGCTTTTGTGTTCCTGTCCTACATCACGCCCTATCCTGGCTCTAAACTGTTCGATACCCTTGTAGAGAGGGGAGTCATAAAGGATAAGGTAGCCTACTACGAGGCAATAGATAACGTCATGGTGAACATGACGAAGATTCCCCAACGGGATTGGGAGAATCGCATGATTGCCTGCCAGATGCTCGAACAAGGTTGGTTCTTCCCAAGGACGGTCAAAGGAAAGGTCGAAAGGGACAGCCACGGGGAAATGCTCGAACGGTACATGGGGCCGATACATAAGGTCACAGCAGTATGCCCTCACTGTGGAGCTACCATTATATATAGACATCCGATGGGGCAGATCAACGAGAATAGCTTTCTCGGAGTCGGCTGTACCAACTGCCAGCAACGAGTAAGGATCAATCTGCAATGAGCGAACAAGGGATGGTTCACATCGGCGGACAGCCGAAGAAGGTCTACTGGACACCGGACGGTCGCCGCATTCTTGCCATGCCTGATCTGCATACATACGAACGCAGGAACGCCAAAGGGCAAGCCATCGAGTCTGGTGTACGTGATACCAACTTCGATCGTGGCTGGCTTGAGACTAAACCCGCCGTCCTCAAGTTATACTGCCCCAACTGTGACAAGTGGCATGACACGGAAGAGGACATTCAGAAGTGCGGTGAGCGCAAAGGTGCGTTCGTAGCCAAGGCTATAAAGGACGCCAAGATCGAAGAAAAGCCTACGGAACGCATCGAGAAACTTGAGGCTGACATGGCCGAGATCAAAGGGATGTTCAAACAACTTTTGGAGAGACTGTAATGGGAGAATTTTTCAACCGGACACTTAAATCTGCCCACAAGATACCTGAGACGAAGATCGGCCTCGGGAATCCCGGCCTGAACTCGGAGACGGAGAAACTACGGCGTGAGTTCAACAAGAGCAAAGAACCTATCCCTGAAGTCGAACCTATCCTCGAAATGAGCGACTACGAAAAGAAGGTTGCTCGCATGGCAAAGGCAAGGGAAGTACAGAGGCAGAAGAGACTGGCAAGGCAGGCAAAGGCATGAGTAAGCTCTACGTGGCTCGCCGGACTAACCGCGTCGGCCTCTTCATTCCGATGGGCGGTACGGAAGAAAAACCAAACCTCATGTTCTTCCTTCCGCGTATGAGCGATGGGCAACTCGACCAGTACGTGCGCTCCGAACTTGAGAAGCAGGGTATCACGGATGAGGCCACGGTAACGGCCCTGGTGGATCAGGCGAACAAGGACCATGAGACAAGGGTGAAGATCAAGGAAACCGAAAAGGAAATGCGCCGTCTCATGGCGATCAAGAAGGAAGGCGGAACCAAGCGCCTGATGCAATCGGGTCGGCGGAAGTGGAAGGAAACATGGTATCCGGGGAGGGAACTACATGAGTGATCTTCGAGCCGCCAATGTCGTTGATTCCTTCACCCTGACAGTATCAAACGTAGCTATTGGTCTTTCCTCTGCTACCCCGCCGCTGCTTGAAAATGGCACCATGAGTGGCAAGACAGTCCGGCGTGCCATTATCTCGGTCAATACCGATAGCATACGCTGGCGGGCCGATGGGGATAGTCCTACGGATGCCGTAGGCCATCTGATCGAAGCCAATGGCTTCCTCTCTCTCACAGGGGCGAACTACAAGTCCATGCTCAAGCAGATCAAGTTCATCCGTGTAACCACTGACGCTACGATCTTCGGGACCGCCTTTGACTAGGAGTGTACGGTGAACGATAAGGAACTAACCGATAAAGTCCTAGAGTCCATTTCACTCCGCATGAAGGAAAACGCTCTGCTTCAGGAACTAGCCAGTCTGGATACGCATCTACGTTCTCTTGGTGCCCAGAAGCAGAATATCGAGGCTATCAAGAGGCAATTCACACAGGCAAGAGACGGATCGCTCAGGGCATCGGAAGTAGCCAAGGCATCGGCTGTATCTGCTGTCCAGAAGGCAAAGGAACTCATGGAAGTAGCAGACAAGGCGATGACTGCTGCGAGGGAAGCCGAACAGTACGTGGTAGGACTCAAGAAGTTACCGGACTTCGACAGCCAGATAGCAACCATAATGAAGGGCATCCAGCAGGCCACCGAAGGACACAACGCCATCGTCAAAGATGTAAATATCATCAGGAAGCGTAAGGATGAGTTGAAGGCCGAGGGTATCAGCGTACCGGCTGACACGGCGCCTACGCCGACGAGGGTTTCGATATGAGCCAAGAACTAACCGGCGAACGACTAAGGCAATCACAACCTAGCGGTGGTTCCAGTACCGCTTCTATTCTCAAGACGGCTTTCACCGCTAAAGGTGACATCTTGGCGGGAAGTGCCAATGCCGCACCTACTACCTTGCCTGTCGCTGGCACAGCCGGTTACGTTCTTACCGTTGACAATGCTACGGTCACTGGTCTGAAATGGGCCGCTGCTCCTGCTGGTACTCCATCGGGAACAGTAGTTGCTGGAACGGCTTACGGTCTAGCGGCTGCTGCCGGAACATCCACGGAATATTCCAGAGGGGATCATACGCACGGTTCTGTAGCTGACCTAGTAAGCGGTACAGCCCATGCGACTCTGGCAACTGGTATTCATGGTGCAGGGACCGCTAACATCGCTACCACGTCCGATATTACAACCCATGCCAACCTTACAGCCACGCATGGGGCAGGAACTATCGCATCGGTAGCGGCTGCGACTGCCCTCATTACTACTCATGCTAGTTCTACCGACGCTCACATTGGTGGTGCCGGGACTGTTCTCAGCCAAGCTGCGGCCACGGTACTTATCAAGGCTCATTCCGACCTCACTGCTTCCATTCATGGGATTGCTGCTGGATCGACCATTGCTACTACTGCTGAAGTAGCTGCACACGCCCTGCTCACAGCAACTCATGGTGCTGGTACAATAGCATCCGTCGCAGCGGCGACTGCCTTGATAACGACTCATGCTGCTTCCACGGATGCCCATATCGGGGGAGCTGGTACCGTACTATCGAAAGCCGCTGCTACGGTTCTTATAACAACGCACGCTGGTTCCACAGATGCACACCTTGGGGGGGCGGGCACCGTATTAAGTCTAGCCGCAGCGACAATCCTTATCACAACTCACGCAGGTTCAACGGATAGCGTACATGGGATTCCTGCGGGTTCAACGATAGCCACGACTACCTTAGTAGCTTCCCATGCGTCTGCTACTGCCGGGGTTCATGGTATTGCAGCGGGGTCTGCCTTTGCGACTACAGCCGATGTAGTGATGAAGGCAGCGTACACGGCAAAGGGTACTCTACTGGCAGGAAGTGCAGCCAGCGCACCAGCGGCACTCGCGGTAGCTGGGACAACAGGGTATGTCCTTTCGGTGGACCCTGGCGAAGTCACCGGCCTGAAATGGATAGCACCTCCCGCGGGTGGAGCCACCACCGACTACCTGATGAAAGCCATCCTCACAGCGAAGGGCGACTTGATTGCCGGTAGTGCTGCGGGTGTGCCCATCATCCTTCCCATCGGTGGTACAGCGGGATATGTCCTGACTGTCAACGGGGCCACCGACGCTGGCATGGCATGGGCGGCAGCGGGAGCCGGTGTACCATCAGGTACGATTACCGCAGGGACTGTCTACGGCGCGAGTTCTGCCGCTGGTACTTCTGGGGAATATGCGAGGGGCGATCACAGTCATGGTACTGTAGCTGATATTGTAAGTGGCACGGCACACGCAACCCTAGCCACCGGAGTACATGGGGCCGGTACTGCCAACATAGCTACGACCTCGGACATCACGACTCATGCAGCAGTACAAACAGCCGTTCACGGTATCACCATATCGCAGGCGTTCACCACCACCGGCTACTTTGACATCCGGCTCAACGCCCTTGCCGCCGTAGACCTGGATGTGACTGGTACTGGACAGGTTGCTACCACGGGTAACATTGCTACCCATGCGGGATTAGCAGCGACTCACGGTACTGGTACATCTTCCATCGCCAGCACGAACGATATTACGGTTCATGCAGCCTTGACCGCTAGTGTTCACGGCGTACCAGCAGGTTCGGCCATTGCCACAACTACCAATATCGCTACCCATGCTGCGCTAACGGGCAACACACATGGTGTAGCCGCTGGTTCTACTATATCAAGTAGTGCAGACATAGCTACCCATGCTGCGCTGACAGCTTCCGTACATGGCGTGCCTGCTGGTTCGGCTATAGCTACGACAACCAATGTAGCCAGTCAGATTACTACTCACGCTTCGAGTACAGACGCTCATATCGGGGGTGCTGGAACGGTTCTAAGCGTTGCAGCAGCCACGGTCTTGATTACTACTCACGCAGGTTCAACCGATGCACATATAGGCGGGGCTGGAACGGTGCTAAGTAAAGCAGCCGCTACAGTCCTCATAACCACTCATGCGGGGTCTACGGATGCTCATATCGGTGGCGCAGGAACAGTCTTGAGCAAGGCCGCAGCTACCGTCCTCTTCGTACCCTTCCAACTCGTTGAGAATATCCCTGTGTGGCTCGATGCTACCATATCAGCTACAGGACAGTATTCAGGCATCGCCCAGACTGCCGTGGCAGATGCTGCCATGTCGTTCGGCCAACTGGTCTACCTCAAAGCTGGTTCAACCAGATGGGCACTTGCGGGCGCAGGTACGGGCATGAGCAATCGCCTTGGCATGGCAATAACAGCAGCCACAGGATCAGCGCAGACGATTGCCGTACTTGCCTGGGGCAATATCAGTTCAACGACCTTTCCGGCCTTTACGGTAGGTGCTCCGGTGTACGGCGGTGTAGCTGCCGGTACGGTATCCGGTACGGCGGCAGGCACAGCAACGCAGTACGTCAGAGTCGTTGGTTGGGCAAACTCAAGCACGGAGATTCACTTTTCACCGAGCGGAACTTGGGTGGAGTTAGCCTGATGCCTAGTATCTCAGGAATCGACCTTTCAGACGGAATCAAGCTATTACTTGGGAGTGACAAGTTGGGGGTGCAAGTCACTCCCGCGTGGTATAAAAAGGCTGACCTCGAAGCCTACCTTGCTGGCCCGCCT